TATGTAGGCTCCTCACCTAGAACTCAACATGATAAAAATGCAGATTTTATCAGTGTAAAGGATTCATTGGTCACTGGTGATGGCATAACCGATGATACTGTTGAGTTGCAAAAAGTTCTTGATTCAGGTCGTAGTGTTTACTTTCCTGACGGGGACTATATTGCGTCAAGTCTAACGTTGTCATCGGATAATGTATCAATTTTTGGGCCTGGAAGAATCATCAAAAAAGCAGGAGTCAATGGTCGGCTTTTAACTATAACCGGGAGTGGTTGCTCGGTTAGTGATTTAAAATTCAATGGTAGAAACGCAGCACCAAACCAAATGCATTATAACAATATCATTCATATTACAGGGGATAATAATACTGTATCTGGGTGCTTCATTGATGGTTCACAAGGGGGTGGTATCACCATTGAGGGCGCAGCAAATAACAAAATTATAAATAATACGATTATTGATACCTACGACAATAACATCCACATTACCGATGAAGGCGCGAACAGGAATATGGTTTCCGGTAACATTTGCCGAGGGACAGTTGCTCAGAATAATATTTTTGTGACCGCTAGTGCGGATTCGTCTGCAAATGGGAAATTTGTTTATGACAACATCATAATAGGAAACTCGTGCGCAGATTCTGCTGATACCGGGATTGAGGCTGGCTATCATACTATACGAACAATTATTAAGGGGAATATCTGCCTTAATAGTTATAACCCTGGAATATTGTTGCGTGATAACTTTGGTACCATTGTTGATGGAAATATCATCGCTGTAAAAGCATACGCTAGCCAACACGCCAACTACGACGGGATCGCAATCGTCCCTCAGAATGAAGGTGCGGGTAACTATAGCGCAACCATTGTCAACAACACGATTCTGGGACCAACAAAGCGCTCTGGTGTTTATGTGGGTGGCTCTTGGGTGAAGGTCAGCAACAATACGATATATGACAATCAATCAGCTATTAACGCGGCTGGTGATGGGCTGGTGGGTGATGGAATACTGTTAGCAAACGGTGTTAGCGATATTGATATTTCAAATAACTTTGTAAGGAGGAAAAAAGTATCAATTGATATGAATTATCCTGGGTCTCCAACAGCAGCGATAAGAATAAATATCTGCAATAACACACTAATGGAATCTGAAACCGTAGTCAATGGGTATAAAGTTACCTTCGATAACTGCATGATTCATGGTAATATTGTTAGTTTTGTAAAAAATGCAGTGGTAAATTTTTCTGATGCATTAATTAATGGTGGTCTTAAATACATTAATAATGACATTTCATTATCTGGGTTTACAGGTGTTACTCCGCAGGAGTTCTTACCAGACACTATTGTCCAGAGTTCATGCCTGATTACTGACAGCAAAACAAAAGTATTCGATCTACCAACAACTCAAGGTGGATATGTAATATTAAGTAGCGCAGGCATGAATTCCATAGGTATCTGTACAGTACAATTTGCAGACGGAACTCAATCCGGTGTTTTTGCTATTGGAGGGAAGCCAGGAAGTGGCGACGGAACTGTAGTGAAAATAACCGGCACTAATAAAATTTTTGGTTCTGATAGGTCAGGCACTTTTGATGGATGGACCATTCATTATAAATCAGATACCAGTGACCTTATTTTAGAGAAAAGAGATTCAACGCCAGAGCCATCGTCAAGGAAGGCGAGAATAATGATTTCTGATTTATGAAAAAACCCCGCTTCGGCGGGGTAATTCTTCTTTCAGATTCTCCAGAATAAAATCCAGTTGTGCGTTCGCCGCGTCCCGCTGCTGCCGTAGTCTGGCGTTCTCGGCTTCGAGTTCCTTTATTGTTTCGGCCATAGCTCGTATGGCCTGATTATATCTATCTATGAAACCCCACATCATACACCTCTCTTCTTACCGTGATTTTCATGGAATCCATATTTAACTTCGGCAGCTTTACGCGCCGCTACGGCATCAGCAAACTCTGCAAACTGACCGAGATGTATCTTTTTACGGTCTACCTTTATTTCTGCGGCCCATTTATTCCGCCGCTTCTCGAACCAGACGCCGAGGGCGCCGCTTGTGTTGTTAACGCCAATGGAAGCGTTCCGGCTATTCTCAGTGTTACTGGCCTTTCGCAGGTTGATTATTCTGTTGTCTGTCCTGATGTGATTAATATGGTCTATCTGTTCTTGCGGCCCGACCGGGTCGTCAGGATACGCTATATTCCACGCGAGCCGATGCGCAAGCTCCAATTTGCCGTTTATTCTGATTCGAATATAGCCATCTCTTGGACAAAAACATCCGGCCTGTCTGCCGACAAACCCGCGTCTGTTTGTGGCTTTCCAGGTGAAGAGACCCGTTTCCGGGTCGTAGTCTAATTCACTCATTTAGTTTCCTTCTTCTTGCAGTACTCTAATAACAAATCTTGAACGTCAGCCTTACCCTCAAGCCGCGATTGTACGACCTGGTCGAGCGTGTCTTCGGCTTGTATCTGGTACACAAAAACAGGTCTTGGATGCCCCGATTGATGTTGGCGGATCGGGCCAATACGTTCAATTACCTGGGCGTATAGTTCATATGACCACGTCATAGAAAAGAACGCTAAGTGATGCCCGCCGTCCTGTAACGATAGCCCGTGGCCCGCTGACGCGGGGTGTACCAGCAGCATCGGAATTTCGCCGCGGTTCCACGCTTCGATCTGACGGTTACCCTTCTGCCCTTTCGCCAGCGCAACGGCATCCGGGAACTTCTTCAGGATGCGGGCGCGGTCGTGCTGGTACTGGTACGCCACAAGCAGCGGCGCGCCGTTCAGCTCGTCATAGATGGAGTCCAGCGCGTCCAGCTTGGCGTTATGCACCGGCTCCCAGTCACGGCTTGCTTCGCCGTCTTCGCCTGTCGTGTACACCGCGCCGCTGGCTATCTGGAGACATTTCTGGGTGCGCGCTGCCGCGTTCGCCGCTTCCACCTCTCCGGCTTCGAGCTGGGCGAATAGTTCCTTTTCCATCTGATCATAGACTTTGCGGGCCTTAGACGGCAGCGGAACTACTACTGGTACCACAACCGGTTTATCGCAACCGAAGAACTCTGCGGCGTCCACTGTGAGAGATATATCAGCAATACGTTGGTGGATTTCCGTGTCAGCGCCACTGCGCGGCTTGTACGATTTAGCTGCATGGTGGCTTCCCTCCTGTACGCTGATGAACCAGCGGTCGGTGAATGACTGATAGCTGCTGCCGAGGCGCTGGCCTGCGTCGAGAAACCAGCACTGACCCCAGAGGTCTTTCAGACCGTTTGGCGCTGGCGTACCGGTCAGGTTGATGAATCTCTTAATCTTCTTGTGCGCCACCTTGCCAAGCGCCCTGGCGCGCTTGCTACCGCCGCGACTGCGGAACGACTTCAGCTTGGTGGACTCATCGGCAACAATGACCGTGAACGGCCAGCGGTCGCCCCAGAATTCAACCAACCATTCCAGAATGTCATAGTTGCAGCACACCACGTTAGCGTCGTCGTTCAGCATCACGTCTTCCCGATACTGGCGGCTGCCGGTGCCGTCTACGACGCGCAGCGCGGGGAATTGCCATTTGACCTGTTCGGCGGGCCATGTGCCGGATGCGACGCGCAAGGGGGCCAACACCAGCACTCGGTCGCCGCACCAGTTCTCCTGGTCCCAGTCGTCCAATATGCCGGTCTGGAACATTTTATTCAGCGCCCACATCGTCGCTCCGGTCTTCCCGGACCCCATCGTCGCGAATACGTTGCAGCGCGGGTGGTTGATGATGTGCGCCGTGATGGGCTTCTGGTATGGGCGTCTTTCAAATCTCATTTCTTAGTCCTTAAGCGTTTCGCCAGCGGCACCCATGAAAGCACGGACGAATTCGGCAGCGACTTCTGGTACGATTGCATTGCCGTAGCCGCGCAGTCGTCCCACTCTGGCGGGAATCCCATTAGCCAGCGGGAATGTGCCGGGTTCAACTGCCCGGAACTTTCCGTCCCGGCATCCGAGCCAGTCAGCATCTGACCAGAAGCCGTGACGCGGATTGGTTGTGTTATCGCGGCCGCTTGCGCCACGTCCTGCGGGCCGCCCTTTCTCTGAATCTCCGACAATGCCCCTTTTAACGTTCTCACGTTCTTTTCTCCGTCCGCACTGCGAGGAGTAGGCCAATTCGTTCTCCACACTTCCCGCCCCAGCAGAC